TGATCAACTAATGTATTTATTCTTCTTTGAATGTTACTTGCATTCTTTTCTCTTAAAATAGTTCCTTCCCAAATCCACTCTTTTCCTTCCATAATCCCATTCACAAAAGCATCTGGCGCAGAAGGATCTGCAACAATATCAGCAGCAGTAGCAAGCATAAAATCTTCACCAACAACTTTATGTCCTTCATTCGTTTGAATTAATGAACCAACACCACGAGAAGAAACGCCAAGAGTTACACCTTCACCAATAAGTGATTGTGCAATTTTACCCATAGGAGTGGAAAGTAGTTGTGATCTTCCTTTAAAATTATTTCCTTCACGAACAAGTGAAGTAATTTTATGAGAAACGCGATCTAAATTGATTGTTGGTCCATCTGGATGACCAAGTTCTCCAAGAGCACGACCTTTTTGAATGAAAGATTCATTGTAACGATTTACTTCACGGTCAAGAATATCTACTGGATATTCTCTTCCATTACGATTTCTCATATTTCCTTGAAGGTAGATGCCCTCAATGAACATTTTCTTTTCAGCACCCTTTCCTTCAATAATAAATTCAACTTTTTGTACTTCTTCTGTGATGAGTTTCATTTTTATTCTGATACTAGTGTGACTACTTCTGCAATATTAAAGAAAGTATCTGGTTCAAATGTAAGACAAGATACTTTGACACTTTTACATACAGTTGCTCCATTAATATTTGGAGATGTTATTGAAGAACTATTAAAATTGATAGTAAGAGATGATTCTGTTTTTGAAATTATTGCATTGTGTGATGTGTTTATTCCTGCAGTTGGAGCACCAACAATACTAACATATTCGGTATCCAAAAATGGATTTCCTGTATTTTCTCCAAATAATAATGTCGTTGTTGTTCCAGTAGTAATTCCAACTACTTGCTGTCTTTTTATTACTTCTTTTAAAATATCAACACTATATGATGTAATGTGATAATTATCTTGAGTTGCTATAGGATTTGTTCCAATAGCAATATATCCACCAGAACTACCAGTTGTTGAACCAATAGTAACTCTTAAATAACCACTTTTGAGAGCAATTGGAACACTCGTAGAAGCAACACCAACAGATGGCGCTAATCTTGGAATTTGCGTATCTTGAATAATTTTTGTTGCCATTACTCTTCATCCTCTGTGTAATCTTCATCTTCATCGTTATCTTCATCAGTTTCCGAATCTTCTTCATCAAAAAGACCAGCAGAAACTTGAGGTCTCAATGCATCAACTCTTTCTGCACTTTTAGCAAAAAGAATTTCTTTAATTTTATCTGTAATTTGTGAAGGGGATTCATCAGAAACAATCATATCTAGTAGATCATCCATACTGTTTTGGTATATAATAACTAAAAACTATTTATATCTCTCCACCTTTGGGCATTTGAACTTGCGTTGCCTTTGCTTGATTTTCCAGTCCTGGTTCCATCATTGGTTGTCCCAAATCCATAGAACCATTCATATCTTGCATAGGCATTCCAGTTGTTGGATCTATTGGTTGATTGGGATCTGGAATAATACCATCTTCAATCTCTTTTTTGATCTGCTTATCAATTTCTAACATTTCTGTATCAGACTGCTTCAATACTTTAGTTCTGATATATTGTGCAGAGAAATATCTTCCAAGATATGGTTCCATTGCTGCAACAACACCTAACTGATCATTTAAAAGTTCATTATCTTTAAGATTTGAAAAATGATTATCATAAACATAATCATATTGAATATGATCATTTAAAATTTGCCAATCTTCTAGAGTAACAATATTCTTTAAGATAAGCTGCGTTTTCAACATATCATTGAAAACTCCAGAAAATCTTTTTCTAAGCCTTCCTACAAATTTTGTAAATTTTAACTCATCTCTTAAAATTTCTGATGATCTTCCCAAATTAAATCCACCACCACCAACATCAATTCTACTTGATGGAACATTTAAAGATTTATATAACTTCTTTTGGAAATACTCAATGTCTGCAAGTTCTCCAAGATTCTGACCACCAGGAAGAGTTGTAATTTCGGTTCCACGACCACCTTCTCTACGTGGTAACCAAAAATCTTCCAACATTGCCATATGCTTACGGTCATCACGAATTTCTCCAGTATCAGCATTATAAACAAGTTTATTGCGATAACGATTCATCACATCTCGTAAATATTGCTCTGCTTTAATCTTCGGAAGATTGCCAACATCAATATAAAATATACGACGTTCTGGGGCACGAGAAAGTCTATAAATGACTAAACTATCCTCAATCATTCTTAATTGATTGAGTGCCTTAATTGCTTTGTGTAAGTATGAAAGGATTGTTTGTTTATTTCTATCTACCAATCCAGAAGTTACATATGTAATTGAATCTTTTGCAATTTTTACACTTTTTGATTCGTTTCTATATGAAATTGTTCCACCACTTGAAGTTGGACTATTTGGATCATACAAATAATATTCTTCAATATTTGGTGCTTGATATTGTCCTAAACCTTCTTTGTTTACAAACATTGAAGATTGATTATTGTTTGATATTTGTTCTGCTTTACGAATGAATCTAATTTTTAATGGATCAATAAATCTTATTTCTTGAATACCAGAACTGGGATCTTTCATATCAATTACTTTGTGGTAGAAGATTCTTCCATCTACATACCAATTTCTAAAAATTTCGTGGGACTTTTTATCAAAGTCCATTACCTCTTTAATATATTTAAACTCGTCTCTAATAATGGCTTTTAATTTATCTGACGCTGGAAGATTTGATAGATCAATTTCTACTGGCGAATCATTTAAATCTGATACAATTGCTTCGTTTACTACATCTTCAATAGCACTATCACACTCTGGATGAAGAGACATCTCACGATATCTTCTCACCAAATCCTGTTCGTTTTTATATACTCCTTCAATATCTACATATTGCCCATAAAATCCACTAGAGATATAAAAATCTGATTTATCCTCATCATTAGGGGCAACTGGAGAAATAAGTTTTTTAGACTTATCTTCTCCAGTATTCTGTATTTTAAAACCAAATAATTTAGCCATCAAATAATAAACTACTTTTTAGTATTTATACTCCAGTCCCAAGTTGACTATTGCCATCAAAATCAAGAGCATCCCACCATTGAACCTGAAGATCAACAGTAAATTCTTCAATTGTATCTGAAGAATCATAAGAAAGTGCAATATCACTTACTGAAGTTGGGAATATCCCATAAAACTGATATTGTTTTAAAACAGGAAGTGTAGGATCAGATACTGGAACGGAACCAACAACTCCTGCTCTTCCAAGTTGTTTGACAAGAGCATCTCGTTGATATGCAAATGGATCAATAAGTCCAGCATTGTCTTCGTGTTTGTTGATTAAGTTCATCCATCTTTCAAATGCAGTTCTGATATTAAAATCAACATCATTGATAACAGTGATGGTCCAAGGATCAAATGTTCTGTCGCCAGCAATTTTAAGATTTCTTCCTCTAAAAGGAACATCAATAATGCCAAGATTTGATGCTGGGAGACTTGCTGCTTTAACTAAAAATCTAGTAGAATCGGATAATGAATCTGGAGTAGATCCATCTGGAAGTGCGTCTGCTGGAAAATTTAATTCACATTCAAATAAATTAGGTCTCGCTCCACCTCCAAGCATTCTTCCCTTGAATTGCTCAAGGGTTCTATCTTTTGTAATTGGATTATTCGCCATTGTGTTTTACCTCTAGTTAATTAAACGTTTCCAACGACTTCTTCAAAACTTACTCCAGTGCGAGTAGCAACGAAGGTAAGTCCAATGAAGTTGATTGATCTTGCAGGTTTTACGAAAATGTCAGCCCTGAATTGATTTCCATCAATCACATCGGGAGTATTATTTGTCTCATCACAGATAACAACAAAATCGGTAATTCCTCTCTTTGATTTGACATCGCGGAGATATGGTTCAACAATGTTAATAAAGTTTGATCTTGTGATTACGTCATTGAATTCAAAAAGTTGTGATCTTGCTGCCCTTTCAATTGTTCCTTCAATTGTCAAGAACAAACGACGAACGTTGATTCTATCAAAAGCAGAAGCATAAGAGAGTGCAGTCTTATCACCAAATAAGATGATTCCAGCACCAGGAGAGAAAATAATTGGATTAATTCTCTTTGGATAAAGTAAATCTCTTTGTGCTTGTGAGGGATTATAAGCAAGTTTTACAGCACCATTGATTCCACCTCTGGAAGAACCAGCAGGAGAGAACCAAGGATATTGATTGATTGATGTTCTAGCCATCAATCCAGCAATGTCTGCGTTGCAAGCAACATATCTAAAGGTGTTATTAAATCTATCAAACATATACTTATATCCAGAATCAAAAACTGCATACGAAGATGAATTTATTGAGTCAAAGAAATTAATAACGTTTTGTGTTTGTGTATCTGAGTTGGTAACATTTACAACTCCATCTCTGTGTGGAGAAATGACTGCAATACAATCTTTTCTTTGTTCTACAATAGAAATTAATTCCTTTGCTTTTGCTATAGAGTCAAAAATTGTAATACCACCAGAAGGTCCAGAAATTAAGAAATTGACTGAATATTCTGCTGGATTGGTAAGAATTCTGTAAGATGAAATTATATTTGCGATTGTTGCATCCATTCCACCATTTGCAGAATAGTCAACACCACCAGTTAAGTTGTAAGTTACATTTCCAGCAGCACTAAATGTAGTTCCTTGTGCATTTGCTCCCCAATTTCCAGTTCCAGTAGCGGTAAGTCCAGTAGTTAATGCAAATCCAGTAGCAGTTCCAGTTGGTGCATATCCAGCAAAAATATATGAAGATTTATTTGCAATGGAATCTTTATAGTATACTGGTTCTGTTGGTGAAATCTTACCATCAAGTGCTTTTGATAAGTAAGTATATTTTTCTAAAACATTTCCAGCAATACCAGTTACCAAACCAGTATCATCTACAACTGCAAGGTGGAATTCGTCATTACGACCATTTCTTTCTACACAATACTGTGAAGTTTTTGGTTTTTCTGCAATAGATTTCCAATAAATTGTAGTATTAGTAAGACCTAAAGTTTGTTGATTGTACCAATCTGACAATGTAGCAGAAGCAATTGAGCTAGTTGTTACACCTGCTGTAGTAATTACTCGAATTGCATTTGAAACAGTTGATGACGTAGAACCTCTTGTAAAAGTAAACGTTGTTGTTCCGATGCCTGCCGTAATTGTTTTATCAACAAAAATTTCGCTTGTTCCAATAGACACAACTGTTGTTCCTGCTGCCACACTTGTTCCAGAAACAATATCACCTAGTAGAATTCCAGTTGTTACGATTCCAGTAATTGAAACATCAAACGATTCACTCAAAAAACCAGAAGTTGTTGCAACTCCAACTGTTGTTGATACAGTAGATGTTGTTGGAGTTTGGAATGCATATGTACCTCCTTCAGTATAAGCAATTTGCGAAACTGTTGTTCCAGAAACTGTTTCAGATACTTTTACATACAGTTCACTTGCACCTACACCAGTGATAATTCCTCTCAAATAACCAGTAGCAGAAGAAGTTGATCCTGCACCAGCAATCACTCTACCAACAATTGATTGGGTGATTCCCATTCCAACAGATACACCAGTAGTTGATATGCCTGAAATAGTTTGGTCAGCAAAAGCATCAATCGTGCAAACTTTTAAATTATTTGCCCACTTTCCTGGATTCTTGGCAGCATAGTACCAAGATGTTGCAGTTTGTTGGTTATTGATGTAATCTTCATATGTAGAAATTTTAAGCGTAGTTGATGCTACGGAAACACCAGCATTTGAATTATTTAAATTGTCTCCATCTGTTCTAATAACTCTAAGGATGCCGCCATAAGAAAGATATGATGACGCACCTAACCAGTACTCATATTGAGCATCAGTTGAAAGAGGCTTACCGAATGTTTTAAGAAGATCGTTTTCAGTTTCAATTAAGATAGGAACATTTACTGGTCCTTTCTCAAATGGTCCTGCTATAGCGCCGACTTGATCATTAATTGCATCAATTCTCCCAATAGTCAAGTCAACTTCTCTCGTTTTGACGCCCGGAGATACTAAGTTTAGCGACATGTTTTTCCCTCTAAAGAAGTTTCATTTTGTCTAGAAGTATTTATAAATTATTGTTTTTTAGTTATATTCCCACATATACGATCTGTCTCCATATTCATCTATATGCCATCTATCCCCATCAACATCTACAAATGAAGTTTCTTCATTAATTCCATCAGAAATAAACCCAAATGGAGACATATCCGCTTCAATTTGATCTTTTTGTTCTTCATATATTCTTTTGCGGACATCATTGTCCGTCATTTCTCTAAAATAATCCTGAATAACTAACCAAGCAAAAATTACTAAACACATTGCCAAGTCATCATTGCAACCTTCTTCTGCTTCAAATGATTGGTTTTTTTGAATAAAAGTTGTCAATTCACTAATAATGTCATAATCGCTAATTATTAATTTATCATCTTCTATGATTGTTTTTAAATTTGAACATCCAACTTTTTTTACAGTTTTGGACATTTTCACACCAAGTTGAGATTTCTTTCCAGAAAATCCTTGCCCAACTAATTGTCCTGCCCTACCTCTCATTGAACACATTAAAATATTATCATATTCCAAATCAAAGTGAAGTATTGTTGATACTTGTTCTCCAATATCATTAACCTCGACTAAAACAAAGCATTTATTGTATGCTTTTGCAACATCATGTATGATATTTGGAAAAAGCATTGGTTTTATTTCATTATTTCTATATTTTGCAACAACTCTATATGGGAAAGTAGTAATATCAAAAACTACAAATGCAGAATAGTCATTACTCATACCTCTAGAAACGTCAACAGTCATCAAATAACTATTGTCCTC